AGGATATATACTAACTCCAAGTACTCTAAAAAATTCTTTTTTTAGAATTGTACTTTCACTAGGTATGGTATACCAATCTTGGTCATATAATACTTTACATAGATACTCACGTATCTGTGTATCTGTATTAATACCAAGAGAGATTCTCATACTTAGGTCCAACATTAATAATTTAGTTCTTAAAAATCTATTGCTAAAAGTAACACTTTTTACAAGTTTACCTTTAACAAAAGTTTTAAAGACTAGGTTATTATATAACCTAATAACTAAACTAATAATATTCAATCTGCTCAAATATTGATTACCTTTAATAATATAATAATCCATAAGTATAGTATAAACTATAAATGGATTGTCAATATTATTACTTATACCTTTTAAAGGTATAGGTGATAATTCAACATAACCTTTAGTAGGTGTGTATCTGATTCATCTCTTAGCAAACTCATAAGTATCTTTAGATACATGTGTTTTGTGAGGAGATATAGATACACCTAATTTTGTCATAAATTTTATATATTCTCTAGCAACTTCATTGTCTTTAACAACAATGTCATCACCTAAGATTATATAATTATTAAAAGGAAATTTTTCCTTTTTATATGCGCAAAATTGGACTACTAAATGATGAGCTAAAGTAAAAGCTGCTCAACTAGAGTAACAACCCATAGGTTGACCAACTGCATATTTGTAGTCAGTTTCCTTATAGGTGAATACTCTATTAATGAGCAATTTCATTCAAAACTCTGAATATTTGAAAGAGTAAATTATATCATTACTTGTTTTAAAAACAAGATAATTTAATAATTTCTTTTGAAGATGTACAGGGAACCTATCAGTAGCACTTGATAAATCAAGACTATAAAACGGGTCATTACCTTCTCATTTGTGAAAAGGATCCTGAGTAAAAGTTCTATCGCAAGGTAGCTTACGAAGTAAATTCATAAGCATCTTGTGAATAGGCTTTAAAGTAAACTGAGTATAATAGTCAGCAATGGCTATAACTCTCATTTTACACTCTGGATCTCTAATAATAGATAACCTACCGGATGATTTGTGAGTAAAGATATTATCTTCACCACTACCATTTGGAATGTTAATATTATTATGATTAACAAATGAAATGAACGGACCAACGTATTTACTAAAGAAATCTTTACCAATTAAAAATTGAATGGATTCCATAATACTACTACCTAAATATTTAACTGTTTCAGTTATAGATAGAATAGTAGGACCATGTGGTCCCATTTTTAATGAAATAAAGAAATCTTTGGTAGTATACGTTGGAATCTCTCAAACTAAATTATATTCATTGATAAATTTATTAACAAAGAATCCAGGAACAGTTTTAAACTGTTTCGCAGGACCATCTGTTATAGAATTAAAATCAATGGGTATATCTTCACCTTTTTTGGGAAGAATTGTTCTAGAGATATTTAATAGAGTAAGACAAAACTTAATATGTTCTGTTTTACCACTATCAATATAACTCTTAAGGAACAAAAATTTAGTTGGGAATCCACGCTTGGAGGAAACAAAAGAACTATTAACCAGTAAAGGTCTACCACACATGTATCTTGTTATTAACAATCTACATGTTTTGATATACTTAACTGTAAATAATGTTCCATTCTTCTTAAGAAGAGTGAATATTATTTTAAAAGTTCTTTTTATGACTTTAACATCACAATTAGGAAAACTTAAATAAGTTAATCTTACTATTATGACATATAAGAAATTATGTATCATGATTAGTTTGATTTAATTGTGTTGTTAAGTTTTATACAACTTTATCAAGACTATTATTAATGCTCATTATATAAGACGGACCCCGAAGGGTTAAAACTCTTAAAACTTAATCTGTAAAGATTAAGGGGACCTTGAAATATAATAGTATTAACTAGGTTGTATAACTCTTAAGCACCTATATATTAGTATATAGGAATTAAGTGTTAACTATACTATGAAATAATATAGTTTTTACCATAACTATCAATAGTTATGTTGGATATTGACTCTTATTACTAAGATATCAATATTTGAACCAGAGAACGAATAGCTATTAGTAAACAATGTTTACTAATAGTATTAGTTTAAATTGCAATGATTTTAATTAATCATTGAGCCCTCTGGGGCTG